TCTTCCTGTCTCTCCCTGACTCAATCGGAAATCCACCAAGACAGTCCATTTAAGATCCGACCTAACCCAGTTCAATGACAAAGAAACCCAGACGATCCAAAGTCCTATATGGGGATCTCAAGCCAAGACTTCACAGCCCATTTTTAAAAGGTCAATCGCTAGGAATCCAAGTCGCAGAGCTTGCAGAAAGAATAAATCAGCCTTTATTGGAGTGGCAAAAACTAATCCTCAACGATATGTGTGTCGTGGATAAGGAATCGCTGTTCATCCGCAAGACCAGCCTACTTCTCATAGCTCGCCAATCTGGAAAGAGTCATCTTGCTCGGATGCGCTGTTTAGCAGGGTTATTTATGTTCGGTGAGAAGGACATCTTGATTATGTCTTCTAATAGAGCAATGGCTATGAAGTCCTTTAACATCATGGCAGACATCATCGAACGCAATGACTGGATGAGAGCGCAGCTCAAAGATGGAGATCCTAAAAAAGGTATTCGCAGGACTAATGGAGATGAACGCATCATCCTTGCCAGCGGAGCGCAGCTAGAGGTAGCCGCTGCGACATCCGATGGAGCGCGTGGCAGGACTGCCGATTTTTTATGGATCGATGAGCTGCGAGAAGTAAGTGAAGCCGCAATGGACGCTGCAAAGAGCGTAACCTTAGCGCGTAAGAATAGCCAGCGTTTATTCACTAGCAATGCTGGTGATCATTTCAGCACAGTCTTAAATAATCTGCATGAATCTTGTAAGAGTTATCCACCTAAGAGCTTGGGATACTATGAGTATTCTGCTCCAGACTTTTGCGACATCTGGGATCGCAAGGCTTGGGCAATGGCAAATCCCAGCCTCGGCTATTTAATTACTGAATCAGCCATTGAGGAAACAATCGCTTCATCAACGCCAGATGCAGCTCGCACAGAAACCTTGTGCCAATGGATCAGCGCATTAAATTGTCCGTTCAGCACAGAAGTTCTTGAAAACTCATCAGATAGCACTCTAGAGATGTCCGTTGGGGCTTATACTGTATTCGGTTTCGATGTCAGTCCTTCGCGCAGGAACGGATCATTAGTCGCAGGACAGCTTCTCCCAGATGGAAGGATTGGCATCGGAATCTTAGAGACTTACAGTTCTCAGGTTGCCATAGATGAGTTAAAGATGGCAGCTAGTATAAAAGCATGGTGTGACATTTATAAACCGCGTTTAGTCTGCTTTGATCGCTACGCTACTCAGACTATCGCGGATCGCTTGGCTCAAAGTGGGGTCATGGTCGAAGATGTCAGTGGGCAACAATTTTACAAAGCTTGTGGAGACTTGCTTGAAGGAATGACCAATCTTAGGGTTGTTCATAATGGCATGAAGGAACTCGTGGAACAGTTTCAGAACACAGCTGCAAAAACCAACGATTCCGCGTGGCGTATCATAAAGAGGCGCAGCAGCGGAGACATTAGCGCGCCAATCGGATTGGCAATGTGTGTTTCTAAGTTAATGATCCCTCAGCCTAAGCCACAGATTTATAGTTAGACACGCCCTAGCATATTGTCTAATCTCTTGACAAATGCTACAATTTCTGTCTATGGGTATCTTCTCGCGTAAGCCTCAAATTATCGAAGCGCAAAACGCTCCGCAGATCATGTCAGAGTCTTACTTGACTTATGGCAATTATTTCCCAGTCATGGTTACTCGCGCACAAGCTCTACAAGTGCCATCGATCAAAAGATGCCGCGATTTAATCTGCGGAACTATTGCAAGTATCCCTTTAGAGTATTACAAGAAATCTACAGGCGAAATGATTTCCCCACCTCGATGGATCGAGCAGCCTTCTAAGGCTCAACCAAGATTTGAGACTCTTTACTTTACTTTAGATTCATTGCTCATGTATGGCGTGAGTTATTGGCAGATTACAGAGACTTATCTTGAAGATAACAGAATGGCTAACGCAAATTGGGTTGCTAACAATCGCGTAACATTTAATACCGATTCAGTCAATAATTTTGTAACACAGTATTATTTAGATGGCGTTCCTTTGCCTATGTCAGGTCTTGGATCTCTTATTACTTTCCAGAAAGATGAAGGCATTCTTGCATCTGGTGGTAGCACAATTAAAGCAGCACTAGATGCACAAAGAGCTGCAAGCATTGCATTAGAAACTCCATCTGCGACTGGTTTCTTGAAAAATTCGGGGGCTGACCTTCCACCTGCTGAAGTATCTGGATTACTAGCTGCATGGAAGCGCGCTCGTCAAAATAACGGCACTGCATATTTAACTTCTACTCTTGATTATCAAACTACTGGCTTCAGTCCTAAAGACATGGCTTACCAAGATGCAATTCAAGGTTTAGCAACCGAGTGCGCGAGATTATGTTCTGTAGATCCTTATTATGTTAGTGCTTCAATGAACACGACTATGACCTATGCAAATGTGCAGGATGAACGCAAGCAGATGGTTGCGTTTACTTTGCAGCCTTATGTTTCAGCGATTGAGTCCAGGTTGAGCATGAATGATGTCTCAACAGAAGGACATTTTGTAAAATTCTGCTTAGACGATACTTTCCTAAGAACAGAACCAATGGAAAGATTGCTAGTGCTAGAAAAGATGTTAGCACTTGGTTTAATTACAACAGAACAAGCAATGCAAATGGAAGATCTATCACCTAACGGGAACGGCAGCTAATGGAAACTCTATATATCGAAGCATCCTCTCTTGAATGCTCAGAAGAACGCAGAGAAATCTCTGGCAAGATCGTTCCTATGGGTACTGGGGAAATCGGCAGCACAAATTTAGGACAATACACATTCGCAGCTAACTCTATTGAGATTGCTGATCCATCAAAGATTCGTTTATTGTCACAACATAATTTACAAAAGCCAATCGGCAAGATGATCTCAGCAGAACAAAAAGCAGATGGAATTTACGCAGTTTTCCGTTTAAGCCGCAGCACAGCAGGATCTGACGCTTTGATTATGGCACAAGAAGGATTAGTTACAGGCTTGAGTATTGGAGCAGAAATCCTTGCATCAAAGCCATCAAAGGATGGATACACAGTTGTTTCATCAGCTCGTCTAAAAGAAGTTTCTCTAGTAACTGTTCCTGCATTCGCAAGCGCAGAAATACTAGAGATCGCAGCAGAGGAAGTCATCCCTGTTGAAGAAAACCCACAAACAGAAAGCGAGACAGTCGTGGAAGACACTACAGTCGAAGCAGCACCAGTAGAAGCAGCGGCTGTAGAAGCTGCTCGCCCTACAGTTACAGCAATGTATTACACAAATCCTCGTCTTAACCTAAACATCACAGCTGGTGAATATGCTAAGGCACAATTAAACGCATCACGCGGTGACGCAGATGCTCGCGAACTAGTAGCAGCCCTACAGGTTGCAACAGTTGCAGAAAACACAGGTATGGTTCCACCAACATACCTAAAGGATGTAATTGGTATCATCGATTCATCAAGACCATTTATCGATAGCATCGAGCGCGCAGCACTTCCTGCTTCTGGGATGAAAATTTTCACTCCGAAGTTAGGAACACAGGCTTCTGTAGATCTAACAGCAGAAGGCGCAGAATTTGCATCATCTGACACAACAGTTACCTTCCAAGAAGATACAGTTGTTAAGTTTGCTGGAGCTGGAAAGCTCGATCTAGAACTCGTTGATCGCTCAGACCCAAGTTTCTTGGATCTATATCTACGCGAGTTGGCTGCATCATATGCACAGAAGACAGATGCATACGCAGCTAAGATTGCAGCAGACGGATCAGCAGATTCATCTTCAACAACAATCTACAAGGCAATTGCTAAGTCAATCGCTGATTCATACGCAATCATGCGCCAGACACCTAACAACCTTTTGGTTGCTACTTCAGGCGGTAACGATGATGTGGACTTCGCTGGTCTTCTAGGCGCAGTCGATACAACAGGACGCCCTCTATACGCAGCTGCAGCATCTCAAAATGCTAACGGTTTGATCACACAGGGTTCAACAAACGGCACAGTCGCAGGACTTAACCTAGTAGTAGATCCTAACTACGCAGGCGGAACAGCTGGCATAAAGGTCGGACTTGTTTATCCAACAATGGCAATGCGATTCCATGAAAGCGGAACTCTACAAATTCGCGCCAATGTCGTTGCAAATGGTCAGCTTGAGATCGGCATCTACGGATATGTTGCAGTAGTAAATCGCTACCCAACAGCATTCCGCGCAGTTCAGGTTGCATAAGTAACACACTAAGTCGCTCTAGGGGGTCGGTAGCCCTCCGACTCCCTAGAGTCTTTAGAAAGGAATGGGAATGGCACTTACAACAGTCGCAGAACTCCGCAGCACTCTCGGAGTCGGTACTTTGTATCCAGATGCCACCCTGCAAGAAGTCTGCGATGCTACAGATGCAGTCCTGCTTCCTATGCTCTGGGCTCCTAAATGGTTCTCAGTTGCTCATAGCAATGTAGTGGGCACAGGCACTTTATACTTTAACGATAATATTCTAGATACTTTTTATGTTGGTCAAAGCGTAACAATCGCTAACTCAGGTTCTTCATATAACGGCACTAAGACAATTACAGCAGTAGGCGATTACTCAATTAGCGTGGCAACCAATCACGCAACAGCGCAGGCTTACCACCCAATCTTCCCTTATGGATCTGTATCAACCACGACTTACACAGACTGGACAACCGATATGGCAATCCAGCAAGCGGCTCTTCAAATATCTGTAGAAATCTGGCAGGCGCGCACCGCTACTTTGAGCGGGAGCAACGCTGTCGATTTCCAGCCAAGCCCTTACCGCATGAGCGCACAGCTCCTCGCTAAGGTGCGAGGATTGATCGCACACGCACTAGATCCGCGTTCGATGGTGGGCTAATGCCAGCACCAGCAATCACGACACTTCGCACTACTTTAGCCACTGCTTTAATAGATAACACTCGCTGGAGTACCTTTGCATTTCCACCTGCAACAGTGCTTGCTAATTCTGTAATCGTGTCACCAGATGATCCATATATAACACCTAACAATAATCAGCACACAACCATCAATCCGATGGCATCTTTCAAGCTGCTGCTAGTGTGTCCATTATTTGATAATGAAGGCAATCTTAACGGCATAGAAGACTTTGTAGTTCGAGTGTTTAACCTACTTGCTGCATCTTCTTTGACCTATAATGTAGGCGCGGTAAGCGCACCCAGTGTTCTCAATGCTGCATCAGGCGATCTGCTCAGTTGCGAGATGTCCGTATCAATCCTAACAAGTTGGAGCTAATATGACACTAACACCAGAGGATTTGGCTTTCTTGAAAAAGATTGGTCAGACTCCAGAAGTAACAGCACCAAAGCCAGTAACTACCAAGAAAGATGAGGAATAATCCATGGCAATTTTCTTAAACAATAAGGTCGGATTTAAGATTGCTACAGTCAATCTTTCTGATCATGTAACTGCTTTCACACTCAATCGTGTGCTAGATCAGATCCCTGTCACAGCTATGGGCGATACCGCCAATAAATTTGTAACTGGATTGTCATCAGATACAATCACTGTTTCATTCTTGAATGACACAGCAGCAGGATCAGTCTTAGCAACACTACAAGCAGCATTTGGATCAACAGTTGCTTTCCAAGCAATTCAAGATTCATCAGCTGCTGTATCAGCAACCAATGTTTTATACAGTGGTACGATTTTGGTCGATAACCTTACCGACATTAACGGAGCTGTCTCCGATGAAGGCATGATTGATATTACATTTACATGTAACTCAAAGACTTCATACGCATCAACAGGCACTTGGGCATAAACTAACTACTAACTAAGGGGCAAAATCATGGCAAAGTTAAAGATCGTTCGTGAAGATGGAAGCGTACTTGAAGGCGAAATCACGCCTGCCGTTGAGTACCTTTTCGAATTGCATCATAAGATGGGTTTCCATCGCGCATTTCGTGACGAAGAAAAACAAACTATGGTTTATTGGTTGGCTTGGGAAATAACACGCAGATCAGGTGAAACTGTTAAGCCTTTCGGGATTGAGTTTATTGAGACACTTAAGAGTGTCGAGGTTCTAGACTCTGACCCTTTAGCTTAAAGCGCGATCAACCATTCACCTACCTAATCGCTAGGCTAAGCATTAGGTTGGGGATCGCGCCACAACAACTATTGGAACTAGATAAGACCATGCTAGATGCACTTATGCAAGGTCTAAAGGATGAAGCAAAGGAGATCGAGAATGCCAGCAAGCGTAAAGGGCGGCATTGAACTCCGCAAGGCTTTACGCAAGTTTAGTCCTGATCTAGCTAAAGAGACTCAGCAAAAAATGTCAGGCGCATTGAAGCCGATTACTAAAAGCGCTAAGGGTTACTTTCCAGATGACAGCTCAGTCCTGAGCGGATGGTTGCCTAGAGAAAATTCTCAAAGTCGTTTTCCTACATATTCTGCTCGACAGGTTAAGGCTGGCGTTGGTTTTAAGACATCACCATCAAAGCCTAATCGCAGGGGATTTAGATCTCTTGCTAGCGTATTTAACAAGACCGCAGCTGGAGCGATATATGAAACTATGGGTCGTAAGACTCCTAGCAGTGTCTTTGTGCAGAATCAAAATAATAAGTATGGGCAGAGCATGAAGGGCAATGGCAAGATGGAAGGTCGCGCCCTGTATCGTACCTATGAAGAAAACCAAGGCAAGGCTAGAGAAGCACTTCTTGAAGCTATCAAAATTGCAGCCGATAAACTTAACGCAACAGCCAAGGCGAGAGGATAGTCATGGCTAATATAGTTATTGATATTTTAGCGGAGTTCACTGGTAAAAATGCCTTTAAGAGTGCTGAGACTTCAACAGATAAATTAAATAAAAGTGCTAAAAGTCTGGGCAAGACTTTAGGTTTAACATTTAGCGGTGCCGCTGTCCTTGCTTATGCTAAGAAATCTATTAAGGCTGCTGCTGAAGATCAAGCAGCTCAGGCATCATTAGCGCAAACATTAAAAAACCTTGGCTTGGAGACTGGCAACACTGCTGAAGCGGTCAATGCATTCATAAATAATCTAGAGCGTCAAACAGGAATTCTCGATGATGAGCTTCGTCCAGCCATGGACAGGTTATTGAGAGCAACTGGATCAGTTTCAGAATCACAAAAGTTATTGGGTCTTGCTCTAGATATTTCAGCGGGCACAGGTAAAGATTTAACTCAAGTCACACAGGGATTGCAGAAGGCATTTTTAGGTAATGTGCAGGGTCTAGGTCGCTTAGGTGTTGGCTTAACTAAAGCAGAACTTAAAACAGGTAACTTTGCGGACATTACCCAAAAATTAACAGATTTGTTCGCTGGTCAAGCTGAACGGCAAGCAGATTCTTTTAAGGGATCTATTGACAAGTTAGCAGTTGCAGCCAATAACGCTTCTGAGATTATTGGAACGGGTTTAATCACTGCCCTTCAAGGGTTAGGAGAAGACGAATCAATCAATGATTTAACTACAGACATTGAAGACTTTGCTACTGAAATATCTAAGTCTATTCAAGCTGTAGGTTTATTGCTTGGCCTGTTAAAGACAGTGCCCGATCTTCTTGCTAAAACTGGTGGGCCATTGTTTAAATTGCCTAAAGAATTAACTGGTGCAATCTTTGATTTAGAAAAACTATTCAAATTTACAGGCGTAGGGGCTTTAAGTGGAATCTTTGATTTTCTCAACAAAGGCGCAACTGGTGACAACACAGCATCAGGGCTGGCACACTTAGCAGAATTACAAGCTAAGTACGCTGCTTCAACTCTTAAAAATGGCAAGAAACTCACAACAGAAGAATTAAACCAACTTAAAGCCAAGCAGTTAAAACTGGCTATTGATAAGGCTAACCTTGCCCTAGGTAAGGGATCTAATGTCTTTGACATGGAGAAGATCCAATTAGCAGCAGCTGAGAAGAATCAGGCTGAGCAACTGGGCAAGATTACTAGCCAAGCACAACTGCTCCAGATTACCAACGATCTTGCTCGCCTAGAGATTAAGCAATCTATTCTTGCCTTAGAGGAAGCAATCGCAACTGGGGATGTCAAAGCAATTACTGCTGCAACTAATAAACTTAATGCAGACCTTAACATTCTTGGCGTACTTACTGGTCAAAAGATTAAACTAACTGAGATTGAGTCAATCCTTAAAGGCATACTTCCTAAGGATCTAATTAACCTTGCAAACCTCAATGAAGCTATAAGGTTGTTAGGGCTTATCGGTGCTGGCACAGGTAACACTATGGCAACTCACGCCGCTCCTATTTTAGGCGATCCTAATAAGAGTCCTGTTGGCATCCCTGCTACATCACCTGTAATGGTTCCCAGCATTTATTCATTCGGGCAACGACCTAATCAAGGTGGAGGTTTTGACTTTTTTGATCCAGAAAAAGTAGGCATGTTTTCAGCTGGCAGTTCAGGTACTAAGAGCGTGACTGTCGTTGTCAATGTTAATGCTGGCACTATTGCTAATCCTGAGCAATTAACTACCATGGTTCAAGATGCTGTCATAAGTCTCAACAAGCGCGGTGACTTACTTACCTACGCTGGGTCACTATGACCAGACCAGTCATCAATGTAATTATTGACTTCTCCACTGGAGCAGCCTTTGGTTATCCCTTTATTCTAGACTCATCTGAATTAGGCGGTGGAGATGTCCTATCTGACTCTGCAACTAGCCTTGTAGTCGATGTTTCTAATCTTTTAGATAGCGTTAATACTAATCGAGGACGCAATATTTCATCTGAGCAATTTCAGACAGGTACAGCTTCAATTCGTGTTTTAGACCAGAATGGTGACTTTAACCCACAGAACCCAGCATCGCCTTATTACACTTATCTAAACCCAATGCGAAAGATGACTATTACTGCAACCTACTTGGGAGTAACTTACCCAATCTTTGCAGGGTACATAACAGGCTATAACACCACAACGCCTAAATTTACTGGCGATCTTGTTTATACAACTATTACTGCTGTGGATGGTTTCCGTCTATTCCAGAACGCCCAATTCTTTGGAGTTACTGGGGCTGTTGCGGGTGAAACTACAGGCGTTCGCATTGGCAAGATCCTAGACACTATTGGTTTCCCTGCTACCCTGCGAGACATCGACACAGGACTTACGACTGTACAGGCAGATCCAGCAACACAGCGCACAGCCTTACAAGCCTTACAGACTGTCGCTACAACTGAATATGGCGCAATTTATATGGATCATTCTGGGCGTCTGACCTTTCAAGATCGCGACCTAACAGTCTCATCCGTTGCAGGCACTCCAGTCGTTTTCAAGGACGATGGCACAGCCATTGGCTATTTTGATGTTAAGTGGGTCTTTGACGATACTCAGGTCTATAACCTTGCCACAGTCACTCGCACAGGCGGATCAGTGCAGACTGCCTCAGATGCAGCCTCTATTGCTAAGTTCTTTACTCACAGTTACAACCAATCTGACCTGCTTATGCAGACCGATGCAGTAGCCCTAGATTATGCTCAAGCCTTTATTGCATCTCGTAAGGACACAAGCTCTAGAGTTGATGAACTTACTCTGGATCTACAGCAGGATAACTACACTGCTGGCACTGTTGCAGCTTTAACGCTGGACTTTTTTAGCCCAATTAGCGTAACTACAACCCAGCCTAACAACACAACCTTATCCAAGACAGTGCAGGTATTTAATGTATCTCACTCGATCACGCCTAACTCATGGAAAACTAGGTTAGGCACAGCTGAGCCAATCATCGATGGGTTCATCTTGGATTCGGCATTATACGGTATTCTAGACACTAGCGTTTTAAGTTACTAAGGAGATAAAAGACAATGGCTAAACAGACCTTCACAACTGGTCAGGTGCTAAGTGCTGCACAAATGACCAGCCTACAGCAGACTGCT